GATCCACTTAACATTCCCTAACAACGTAGTTGTTGGAATTAAGCGTGATGTAACTGTTTACCGTTTCTTCTGGCCACGTAAGGACTCAATTGAGTACACAATGTATACTCGTGTTGGCGTCCAGATCGAACAAGCAGATGCTTGGGTTGTTGTGAAGAACGTAAAGGTAGCTTCATAATTTAGGATTAAATCCGCAAGAAAGGCCCCCAATTAATTTTGGGGGCTTTTCATTTTAATTTACTAATGCTATAATTAATTGACCTAGAAAAAGGAGAATATAAGATGTCATTTGACACCCTAAAGGTAGCAGAGCTAAAGAAAATTGCAGAGGACTTTGCAGTTGAAACAAATAGCTTAAAGAACAAGAACGATATTATTGCAGCCCTAACAGAAGAAGGCGTAACATGGGCAGTGTACGAACAAACAATTAAAAATATTGAGGAAGATGCGGAAGAAATTCAAGTCCTTCCTAGATTTGATAAGAACCAGAAAATCACAGACGATATGGTTCTTGTTAGAATGACTAGAGAAAACTTCCGTTATGATATTATGGGACACACATTCACTAAGGATCACCCATTTGTAGCAATGTCAGCAGACAAGGCACAAGCGATCTTTGATAAAGAGGAGGGTTTTAGACCAGCTACACCAAAGGAAGCTCAAGACTTCTATAGCTAATCTAAAACATAGATAATGGCAGAAATATACAAGGATCAAACATCACCTATAAAGACTAAGATATTTTGGGCGGGTGAAATTGTTGATGCAGATAATGATGATGTTACTGCCACTATTTACGATATAACAGAAGACATTACAATTAGTCCAACTGTTAATCCAGCAAATGTGCTCTTAACCTTATCTGCCACAAAGCTTGAGACAGACATTGGAACGTATCAAGTAGTTATTCCATTTCAGTATTGTAATAGAAATAGAAAGTTTAAAATTGTTTGGTCATATGAAGTCGGCGGAGTAGAAGCATCACATACTTATTATGCAGATGTAGTCACCCCTTACGCAAATATGACAGATATTTTAGAAGAATTAAATATTGGAACAGACCCATCAGACCCAAACTATAAAACCTATCATGAGCTTCAGATGGCAGAAAAATATGCTAGAAAACTTATTGAAGAATATTGTAATCAATCTTTTTATCTTTATGATGATACAGAAATTGCATATGGTTCTGGTGCAGACGTATTAGCTCTTCCATATAGAATACACCAAATTCATAAGCTTTATGAAAATGACGTGCTCGTTGTAGATAACATTAATTCAGAAAATAACTGGATATTCGAACCAGTAATTTCTGAATCTAATTTTGGTATTAGAGTAAACAGGCAAGACTTGTTAGATAATGTAACTTATACCGCTAATGGATTAATTCCTCCATCAATTAATGATAGAGGTTATTCAGGAGCATTTAGAGAAAATTTTAGGTACGTAGTTTCTGGAAGATTTGGATGGCCGTCTGTTCCAGACAATGTTGAAGAAGCATGTCTTATTTTAATTCAACAGTACTTTGATAAAGATACTGCATGGAGAAACAAGTATGTTAAGAGCATAAGTACTTTTGACTGGAAGTTTGACTACACGTCAGATGCACACTCTGGGACTGGAAACCTGTATGCAGATCAACTTCTTAGCGCATATGTAATTAACGGAATGGCGACATTTTAAAATGGATATCGTATCATCAGTATTGCCAATGCTGCTGGATGTTTACGTTCAAGCAGATACACAGGATCCAGACACTGGCGCAATAGTAAAAGAGTTTCAATATAGAGCAACATTAAGCTGCAGCGCTAAGGGTATAATTAGCAACTCTGCAACCTCAAGGGGCGGGGACAGACAAGTTATGACCAATAAATATACTAATGAACAGATGATACAGATTAGAACTGTAGAGAAACTAAATATCAGACACAAAATTACAGCAATTAGAGACAAGAATAATAACTACATTTGGAAAGAATTAAATTACCCATCAGAGTCTCCAACCGTTTTTGAAGTTATTGGGGTTACGCCGATACTTGATCCATTTGGAACACTTATTGGACATAGCACTACAGCTAAAAGATCGGAGAATCAGGTAATTGGAATCTAGCACAGCATTAGTATCAGTAGCCAGTGGATTAGAATCATTAATGACTGGATCAAAAACATCTATACTAAAAGACTCAACCGTTGCTCAAATTTCTGCTACTGTATATTATCAGGCACAAGTTATGGCAAACCTGACTTCTAACAAAAATTTTCAGAATAAATTTAATTCAATGATATTTAATCAAATCAACGAAGACTTTGGTGCCTATATTGATGCCAAGGCAAGAACATCGCCACTTGCATTACACCATGTTTATGAATGGAAAAAGGCTGGAAATAAAGAGTCAAGATTATTTGAAATAAACAAGTTATCACAAGATGGACTGTCATTTAGCATTGGGTATAGTTTTAAATTGTCTAAATCATTAGTTCCAACAAATAAAGGAAAGCATAGACACGTATTTGCAAATAAAGCTGCAGTCATGGAATCTGGGATGCCCGTAGTAATCCGCCCAAGGTCCGCAGAGCGACTTGTTTTTGAGGTTGATGGTTCTACCGTATTCATGCCCAAAGGGGCTCCAGTGACCGTTACAAAGCCTGGAGGGGTCAGAGTAAAAGACACCTTCAAGGTATCATACAAACACTTCTTCACAGGCAATTTAGTTAACCTTTCAATCAAGAAATCTGGATTTCAAAAGATGTTTAATAGTTCAATTAGTAAAGCATTAAGTATTCCAATCGATATTAAAAGAGTTAAATATTTATTTTCTCCTAATACTGTCAGATCACAGGCAAACTTTGCTTTAACTTCAGCATTTGGAGGTGCATAATGGTTAATTACAAATTAGACGCAATGCTTGAATTACGCAAGTACATTTGGAAGCGGCTAAAAGAAACAGAGATATTTAATGAGGATGATTACTATAGCGACAATATAGGAGAAATTACAGTTCCTATTATTCCTGTCCAGCAGGTAGCTGAGCTAAATCAATTCCTGAGCGGGAAGAAGCACATAGTATATGACAAGATAGGAATGTCATATGAGGATCTTTGGGCTATATGCTGTGAGCAAGTTCTATTTACAGTATATTCAACAGACATTTCTGAGATTAATGAGATTAGAAACTTTATGACAGATGAATTTAGAAGAGTAGATGAGTCTGCCAGAGATGTAAATAATTGGGTAGACCTATCAGATAAATTCCAATTCTATAGCATATTCATAGCTGACATATCTCCAACAGAGCCATCTGAAGAAATGCAGGGATTCCTATCAGCAGATATAGTTTTAGAGATTAAGTATTCAAGGTTGTCTGGGGCAGACGGCAGATTTATTTAGTTTGCCTTTTTAGCTGAAAAGGCCTATTATTGTACTAAGAGGAAAGACAGCCTAGCCAGCTTTTGATAGATTTATTTATGATTTTGAAAAACAGGAGGTAAAACATATGGCAATTTCAGCGCCAAATAACGCAAAGAATATTATCGTCGGTGCATCACCGCTATTCCTTAGCGTTGCTACAACAGGAGATTCTTCTTTAGACCCAACAGTGGGTTCAAACAAGGAAGCATTTTCTACATCAGCATCTTACACAACAACTCTAAATGCAGCAACAGCTAAGTGGAGAAACGTAGGATTCACAAATAATGGTCTTCAGATTACATACAACCCAACTTATGGAAATGTAACCGTAGATCAGCTTCTAGATAGCGCAAAGCTTTTCAAGGAGTCTATGGAAGTTATGATTGCAACAGAAATGGCAGAAGGCGTTCTTGAGAACGTACTTGCAGTTTTTGGACAGCCAGGAACAATTTCAGGTGGAACCGTAACAACAATTACAGGAGATGAGACACTAACATCTGCAGATCCAACATCTTCAACACCTAAGCAATTAGGTCTTGCAGCAGGAGCACTTCTTTCAGCACCAGTAGAGCGTCAGCTCTGTGCAGTTGGACCAGCTCCAGAATATGGAATTTCAGGTAGCTTAAAGAATGAGCGTGTATATTATGCACGTCGTGTTCTTTCTGTACAACAGTCACAATTCTCGTTGGCACGTAACACTCCAACAACATTCCCAGTATCATTCCGTCTACTCCCAGAGTCAGCATACGCTGGTTCAGAGTACGGTAAGATTATTGACCGAGTTTACTCATAATATCTAAATTTATTTAGATTAGCGAAAACCCCCATTAATTTGGGGGTTTTCTGCTTGTATTAGTAAGCGTGTTTTGTTATAATAATTAAGACAATCCTAGGAGGATAAATTGGCTACTAAGATCTACGACGTAGAAGAAATTGAATTACAAAACGGGGCTAAGGTAAAATTAAAGCCTCTTACAATCAAAGAGTTAAGAAAATTTATGACTGCGATTAGCAAGACCGCAGAAACAAAGTCAGAAGACGAAACATTAGATATCCTTATTGATGCTTGTGCAGTTGCACTAGAAAAGCAGTTACCAGAATTGGTAGCAGATAGAGATGCATTAGAAGATGCACTAGACGTACCCACAATCAATCGTATCCTTGAAGTATGCGGTGGGATTAAGATGGACGACCCAAACCTTCTAGCGGCAGCGGTTCTGGCTGGTCAGAACTAGATTTAGCCGCATTAGAGGGTGAAGTTTTTCTTTTAGGACACTGGAAGAATTACGAAGAACTAGAAGATAGTCTTTCAATGCCAGAGCTGATTCAGACTTTAAAGTCAATGCAAAAGACTGAATCAGAAAAAAGAAGATTCTTAGCATCTATCCAAGGTATAGACTTAGGAAAAGATGGTGAGGAACAAGAAGGTCCTTCCTTTGAAGATGTACAAAGACGGGCACTTGGTATAAATGCTAGTGGTGATGACATAGTTTCACTACAAGGACATTTAGCAGCAAGCGCAGGATTTGGAATTGGAGCAGGATTAGGATACGAAAAGGGGTAGCATATATAAATGGCTGATGAAAACATAGTCACGAATATAGTCGCTAATGCTGACTTTTCAGATCTTATTGCAAATGTCAATAAGGTTACTACTAATCTTGCCCAATTAAAACAAACACTTATAACTACCGATAAAGCCCTTGCTATGCAGGGCGCAAAGATACAACAAAATTTCGCATCAACTTTAAGAAGTACTGGACAATTTTCAACACACTTCGTAAGCCTTTCTTCAGATGTAGAAAAGTTTGGTAAAAATCTAGATACGGGAAAACTTAAGTTAAGAGATTATTATTCAACATGGCAGAATCATCAAAGAACTGCTGGCGGATTAATTAGAGATTTAGCAAAACAACAAGTTCAATTACAAAATTCTATACTTCAGCCATTAGGTAGAAACGCTGAAGGACTAATGCAATTTAACGTACAGGTTCCAAGAGGCCTAGACGCAACAAAAAATAAGGCTGCACTGCTTAAGCAAGAGATGCAGATTATGAACAAGGTAATTCAAGATGGCGGAGTACAGCTAATTAACTGGGGTAAAAACACTCAGTGGGCTGGACGACAGCTAACTGTAGGACTTACACTTCCAATTGCAGCATTTGGAAAAGCAGCTGCTGATGCATTTAGAGTTGCAGACGAACAGCTTGTTAGACTTACTAAGGTTTATGGCGGAGTTGCACAAACTTCTGCTGTAGAGCTAGGCAAGATTAGAAAAGAAGTTGCAGCGACAGCAAAAGATTTAGCACAACAATATGGTGCATCATATACTGAAACTATTTCATTAGCAGCAGATATTGCAGCAACTGGAAAACAAGGCGAAGAGCTTCTTAACTCAACTAGAGAAACAACAAGACTAGCAGTCCTTGGAGAAGTTGATCGACAAGAAGCTATGAAAGCTACACTTGCAATTCAAACAGCTTTTAATCAAAATACGGCGCAGTTAACAGAATCCATTAACTTTCTTAACGCAGTTGAAAACCAAACCTCAACAAGCCTTGCAGATCTAGTTGAAGCAATTCCAAAAGCTGGTCCCGTCATAGACTCCTTGGGTGGAACTATTCAAGATCTTGCACTGTATTTAACTGCCATGAAAGAGGGTGGAGTTAATGCATCAGAAGGCGCAAATGCAATCAAGTCTTCTTTAGCATCGCTTATTAATCCAACTAAGGTTGCAAGAGAAGCTTTTATGGGATTTGGAATTGATCTGGAATCAATTGTTAATAGTAATGCTGGAAACATAACAGCAACAATATTAGAATTACAGTCAGCTTTAGATAAGCTTGATCCGCTTAGCAAGTCAAAAGCCATCGAACAGCTATTTGGAAAGTTTCAATTCGCTAGACTTTCTGCTTTGTTTGACAACTTAGGAAAGCAAGGAAGCCAGACTCTACAAGTTTTGGACTTGATGAATGCTAGCACATCAACTTTAGCAGATGTGGCTGGACGAGAATTATCTGCAATTACAGAATCAGCATCTGGTAAATATCGTAGAGCGCTAGAAGGGCTCAAAGCAGATCTTGCAGGAGTTGGAGATGCGTTTCTTAATATTCAAACATTCTTTATTAATTTAATTGATAAAGTAATTGATTTTAACAATAGATTGCCAGACCCAATTAAAAAGATTTTAACGCTAGTAGGTGGATTGACTGCATTAGCAGGACCTGCAATTATGTTAACTGGTGTCCTTGCAAACTTCTTTGGATATATTGTTAAGGGTGTAGCACATTTTAAGGCATTATTTAAAGGCGGAGAAGGATGGAAGCTATTAACTCCTGAAATTTTAGCAGCTCAAAAAGCTGGAAATCTTATGGAGACAACATTCTATAGTGATGCTAAAGCAGCAAACATTTTAGGACAGGCACTAGCAAACCTAAACATAGAGTTAGATGAGTTAAGTAGAAAGGCAAGCTCTGGAACAATATCTGCACAGCCGATGATATCCACTATTGCTGGAAATACTTTAATCGGCGGCGGAAGAGAAGTTGTTCCAAACCATCCTCTAATAAGCGCAAAAGATACTAGATCATTTTCTCATTTAAATCCATTAAGCGGAATGACAGCAGAGCAAAAAGCTGCACAAACTATATTTGGTGTTGTTCCAGGAGCGCCATTAGTTAATCAAAAAATTAGCAATAACCCACAAATGTATATGTCAGGAGACTTGCCAAAGGTAACAGGGGCAAGCGCAATTCGTGGTGTTTCAACAGGAATTGTTGCAGAAGAAGCTGCAAAATTTCATTCAATGACTGGTGCATTAGCAATGCAGTCAAAAGAAGAAATAGCATTACTTAAAAGAGAAGTTGCAGCGACTGGTTTAATCACAACTTCATTATCTGACTCATATCAAGCACTTCTTCCAGAAATGTCAAGAATAACTTCATTGGCGGCAGCAGAATCAGCACAAATAGTTGCAGAGCTTCTCT